TTTCTTTAAAAAATTACATTTATACAGTGTTGTTATAAAAAGGAGACCTATTATAGAAACAAACTATCCAGCATTTACAGTACCTAGAGGGTTCAAATGTAGGAATAATCGAGAAATAAACGACACCCACACAAACTTAACCACCTCTATCTACTGTTCAAAACCGTCTTCAATCACATTGCCCGTAGAATCCAAAAGAACCGAGTTGCGAGCTTTGCGATAGATGGTTTGTCCCTGAATTGTTTTACCGGAACTGTCTTTGATTGGGTTTCCACTTGAGTCCTGGATGTTGTCTAAGAACACGAACTCATTAGGATATCCTGCGAAAGCCGTTCCGGTAATAATTGTACCATCTGCTTTGTGTGCTGTATAGCCCTTTAGCAAAGCTTCTTCCGTAACAGTATCGCCGGTAAGGTCGATCAAAACTTTATTGCCGAATACGACTTTATTCGCAGCCATTTGACAAAACCTCCTTATCCGATTGTAACAGTCTTTCCTCCGGCAGAGTTATCGGTTTCTACATATGGGATTGCCTTAACTGTAACCTGAGATAAGCAGTTGTACTCTTCATCGGGCATGATCGTCTGAGCTTCTTTGGACGGTGTTACTTCCTTGCTCTGTGGCTTCATATCCTCAGAACCAGACATAGCACCCTCAACGCCAAGAATCGTCACACCCTCACGAATGTTAGTAGCAATAAGCTTTGCCTGTTCGGTGGCGTCAATAGACACCTTACCAGAGCCATCATGATAGCCTTGCGGTACTGTATATTCTCCAGCCACAGTTGAGATGATACCCTTGACAGCGCCGTTGTTCTTCATAGTACCTGTAAGCTTACTTCCACGGGCGTGCGCAGTCTTTCCTACGAGAATCTCAGCGACAGCCGCAGTATCTTCGGAAGTATCGCTGTCGAATGTACAGGTACCCGTGATCTTTGCACCACTCTTATCATGAGCAGTAATACCTTTGAGGACCTTATCTGCACTGACGGAATCGCCAGTAAGATCGATAAGGACATCCCCCCCGTAAATGACTTTGTTTACATTCATATTTGCCATAATGTTTAGTCCTCCATGACACTTTCATTATTTTTCTTTATCAGCAGTCTTGTTGTACTGGGATGTACTGATTCCAAGGATAACACCAAGGAAAGTATCAACCGCAGTGATGGTTCCGACTACCTGCTCTCCATACGGGAGACCCCAGATTCCAGCCAGTGCAAAATATAATGTACCAGCAGCCGGAAGCAGATACATAGCAATCCACTTAAGGATGTCGTATGTCTTGTTACTCATGCTCATTGTGCTCTTCCTCCTTCTCTATAAATTTATGAATCGGGAGTTTGTCCACCTCCTGCATAATTCGCTTTGCTGAACCATTCCCGCCCATACGTTCGTAGGGTTCATAGAGATACACTCTCAGATTCTCATATTCATCCTGGGTTACACACCCACGGTCAATATACGACATTCCAAGATACATGATCCTGTCATGTGCCAATCCAATAAGCATCTCTGTTTTTACATCTTTTTGCTCGCTTTTCTTTTGCAAATAGGCCCACAGCCCAGAAGATGCAAGAACTGAGCTAAAGATCGTAAGTACAACCTGAAACCATGGTTCCATCGTTTTCCTCCTTCTTTATGTGCAATCATGCAGACCTATCAGAAACAATCAGCTTCTTGTTGACTATTGTGATTTCCTTACTAAATAGGTCTTCGTAAAGCTGTATTAAATTCTTTCGTTGTTCTCTGGATAAGAGTTTATAATGACCTCCCATCCAACCGCGAAACATGTTCTCGACATTGTCGTAATCCGCTTCTTCATGTTCAACCTTAACGGCAAGTTTCTTGAGTTTTCTACGCATGGCGGTAACTCGATCCGGATTTATTCGTTTGATGACTTTACCAGTATCTGTAAGTGTGTACTTGATTTGCAGGAATTTATATTTGCTCGAAATCTTAACGATTCTAGTTTTCTTACGATTGATATGGATTCCCAGTTCAGCTGCAATTTTACAGACGTTTTCGAGCAACTCTTCAAGCTCTTCTTTACTGGGATTCATGATGTACCAATCGTCCATATACCTTCCATAAAATTTCTGCTGACGTACATACTTGACGTAATTGTCAATAGGATATGGATAGTAAATTCCAATGACTTGCGAAAGCTGATCTCCAATATTGACAGACTTCTCCATCCACTTTTCGCCAGTGAGCTTCTCTTTTGGAATGTTCCGATACTCCAGTTTATTGAAAGTATCGGTCATACAGGCCTCGTATTCCTCGTCAGACATGTACGAAACATCGATCTGGAAGCCCTTAAATATCAACGTTAAAAGCCAGTCAATAAACTCATTGTCATTGAACAGCTTCAACAATTCTCGTTTGGCAATCCCATGGATAATATTGTCATAGAACTTTGAAAAGTCACCGAATAGAATATAACCGTCATTTCCGTATAATTGGTAGTATTTGTGGAGATGGATTTCGAATCGTTTTCTCTGTTGTGAAATTCCGCGCCCCTTGATAGATGCGCAGTTATCATAGATAATATGTTTCCTAACTTCTGGAAGTAAAACCTCATCGCACAGAGAATGTCGGACGATGCGATCGCGGATTTGAATGCTTGTAATAGGTCTTATCCGGCCTCTTTCGTGCAGCTCGAATTCCTGTGTCGGTCCATTTTGAAGTGTCCGATTTATTAGATCATCTTGGATTTCGAATATGTACCGCAGGAAATTCATCATAAATTTTTGCGTCGATTCTTTCCACTTGCTGCTCTTCACAGAGACCTTATAAGCCCTATACAAGTTATTGGCGTCACAGACAATCTCCTCGTAGTTCATAACCTATTCACCGTTATAACAATACTTACCGTAGTAAATTGTATTAGGCTTTATTATTTATCCTTGCGGAACGGATAGCATCTCCTTCTTCGTTGGTTAATCGAAGAATCCGGACGAACTCCATTAGAGTTCGAAGCGTTGTTGTAGTTCGTATTGCCATTGTTGTTCACATTGGCAAAGTAAGCCGAAGAAACGACGCAATTTTTTAGATGTTACCCTTTTTCTAACCGCGACTTAATCGCCATGTCTCTTTGACGCCACCTTTTTATCAATCCGATTTCTCGGTCGATAGCTTTAACATACCGGTTGTATAAATTCAGATCTACATCAAATATTTCAACAACCCGTTGTAACTCATTGATGAGCTGCTCGCAATTTACAATGGCCGCATTCTGGTAATCTCTCCTGGTCTCGTACTCGTGCATTGTCCGTGGGTAAATAGTGTTTGCCGCCCTAACATTGCTCGTTATCAAGGAAGCACATTGGTTTATTTTCGATTTGAAACTCCGCATCAGTTCTCTATACTTAGCAAAGTTTTCTTCCGAAATTTCTCCATACGCATACTTCTTCCGAACAAAGCTGTCCACATCCTTAACACCAAATCCCCTCTGCATAAGGAGTATCAGCATATCATGCAACTCGATCGAGTACGTAATCGCTTCGAATTTTGACTCTTTCCTGTCGCCTAACAGAACGCTCATTCGTAATCTTTACCGGTGATCTCAGCGAACTCCTCTTTGGTGATCCAGCCCATCTTCACCGCATTACGAACCTTGGTCTCATTCCACATTTTCATGCGGTACCAAAGCTTTACTTTACTGTAATTCTTGCTATGTTCCATGGTGATCCTCCTTCTTAAAGCTCTACATTGGACATCATTGCAATGTAGGCGATGTCAGACTGCATTTTGGTTCTGGCAAATTCCTCTTCAGAAATATCTCTAAGGACAAACCAGTATTCCCCGGGAATCTGCTCAACGATCTGAACCAGTTCCATGTTCGGATGAACAGTCTCAGTTGTTCCGTCGCTGATAGTAACCGGAGAGCAGTTATCTGCAAATGCAGACTCCTCGATCTTTTCTGTAGAAATGAAATTGTTTCCGTTCAGCTTAAGATTGGAAATCTCAGTTCCATCACCGAGGGTAATTTTATAGATTTTCTCTTCCATGATTAGAAGCTCCTTTCAAAAATATAAACGGGGCACAAGGCCCCGCGATTTTAATTAACCAACCGGGAAGACCGGACGAACTCCAAGAGAGTCCGAAGCGGTGCCGTAGTTCGTAAGGCCATCGTTGCCCACATAGGCAAAGTAAGCCGAAGAAACGACGTCTCTTAACCACTGGTTGTAAGATCTGTTTACGATGAATCTCGGGCATACCATAAACAGTGCCAGCTGAGTTTTGCTAGGGGTGTAAATATTCGGAATCGTATTTCCATCAGATGCATTGCCGAAATGAATATGGCCATACATCATAATTTCACTAGGAAGTTCAATGCTGGAATCAAACCATGCTCCTCCAGACTGTTTTCCATTAGTAACTGCATTACATAAATGTTCTCTGTGAGTAAGAACAGAACCCTGGAAAGCTGCATTGACGATTGTCTTTGCGTTCGCCAGATTATTTTTATACATCTCAGAACCAACGTATCCACCAGTTGTAATATTGGTAGTATTCATCTGTGCATTGTAAAGTGCTTCATCCGGCATGATCACAAGATGATGGCTGGTAAATACAGTGTCACCGCAGTTGTACCAGTAATCCATATCAACGATACGCCAGATACGGCCTCCGATACTCCAATAATCGCCAAGGAACATTCCTTTAAAGGAACCGTCCTTAATAGCCGCTTTCTGTACCGCTGTCAGAGCTGTTCCAAGATTCTTACCTCTGAAGATAACTCGGCGAAGCTCCACTGGAGCAAAGCTATCTAACATGGCAAAGAGTGCATCTTCAGCGGCGATAGCCTTGTTTCCGTCCGCAGTCCCGATGAGTAATTTGTTACCAGATACCAGCTTGTTGATCTGGGTAAGTTCGGAAAGATTTACTCCTCCGATAAAATCTTTGGAACTTAAAAGACCGATTAACGCCTTTGCTAAAGCATCTGCCGCAATGGTCTTTGTCCCGTTAGGTCCGTCAAGCAGGAAAATATTACTTGCTGCTAACGCCTGAACCTTTTCGTAGTCTGTGATTTTCATTTAATGAATCCTCCTTTATTTGATGACAAAAATAGCCCGACCTTCAATAACATCGCCATTGCTGTCACGGAGAAGATCACTGGAATATGTACGTCCAATGACCGTATCCAAATTGCTGTCAGTAATGGGTGCGTCCGAAGAATCGAGCACGTCTCCGTAAGTACGGTATCCATTGTCGTAAAGCTTCTGATATACCGTGTATTCGTTTTCAAGGTTGGAACTGAACTGGTTAAGAATATCTACCTGCTCCTGCAATTCCAGCAGCTTCTTAGCAAGGCTTGCCGCCGTATTGCCATCTAACAGTGCCTGTAACTGATCAAACCATTCTCGAAATTCTGTTTCTGACTTCTGTTTCCAGTCAGCCATTTCCGCAGTATTGATGCTTGTGTATTCGTTGAACCACGCCTCCCATTTTTCTTTCCAATAGGTACTTGTGGCTTCCATATCTGCTGTATGCTCCGAGTACCAAAGGTTCCACTGAGCTTCCCATGTCAAATATGCAGACTGAATCTCCTCAGTCTGTGCCAGAAACCAGGTAGACCACTGCTCTTTCCAAAACTTATTTGTTTCTTCCATATCAGTAGTCTGCTTTTCGTAGAACTCTTTCCACTGGTCCTGCCATTGAGCAATCAAATCATCGATTTCGACCTTGTCCAATGGAGCCGTTACGAATGGACACTCTGAAGTTCCAACGCAGTTCGTGATGTTTGCCTGTCGAATAGAAGTAACTCCGGCGCCGACATAAATATACGCCAGCGGATATTGCCAGCGATCATTTGTCTTCACCATCGTAGGTTTCGTTGGATTCGATGCTGGGGTTCCTTTAATGATTTTGATGTCATTTGCTCTGACGGCCTCTCTCGAATCCACTTCAAGCACAACTGCATCATATCGGTTCAGCAGAATCTCGGACTGTGGAACTACTAACGGTAACAGAGCGTCATTCAGCGTCCAAGTGTGATTGAACCAGGCTCGTCCGACACCAACGTTGATAATCATTGCTTCCGATTCTTTTACAACCATTGCAGTTCCGACATGCTGCAATATTCCGTCCTGAATGATTCCATCGAAAATGCTGGACATCTGAATAGCATCGTAGCGCCGATCTCCTTCTTTTGAATTATAAAATCCAAATGTTACACTCACTTCTTCATCACGCTCCTTCCTGTTCTATAGTCTTAAAAGTCGGATAGACGGAATAACCGTCCTTATCTTCTGAACGAACAATTTCAAGAATACGAGCTTTTGTCTCGTGTCCGTATTCGTTCGCAATCTGTACAATGTCCCCGTTAAAGAAATCTTTTCCATACTGGAACATGATAGTTGTTTCTGTTTCTCCCTCAAACGAGGTAATGCTCACATTTTCTGCAAGTTTTTCTTTTCCTCTTTGCTGCAACTGAGCCATATACTCGGCATCGGTCAATGCGTCATCACTTCCAACATTCGAAGAGATATCACGAGCATCCGTAAACAGTTCCCTACGATTCAAACCAGAACCGCCGCCAACTGTAGTGTATCTTCGACCAGCACCCTCGCCTTCTCCACCGACCAAAGTCACGGTTTTCAACGAAGCTTTAGATTCGATATAGTTACTGTTGATGATATTCTCAAATTTCGGAGAGAATATAACGTATGGATTCTCTGTCTGATCGTATGATCTGTCGAAACCGGCATACAGCTCAAAGACGAACTGCTTTTTATCGTTCAGCGTAATCTTGAAACCGATACCCTGCTCCTCGCAAATTTTCTGAATAACATCGTACAGATTATCGCCTGTATACTGAGCTTCCAGTTTCAACTTTGTAATTGCTGAGTCGGTTGATTCTTTGAAAATAAAGTTTGAAATTTTTCGATTACTGTCTGACGGAGAAATTACATTCTCGTTGAGCAATGTTTTAATTCCATTTTGAAGATTTCCGCTTAATAGCTTCTGTCCCCAGACGATTCGCCTATCGAGAATAGATTCTAATGAGCGTCCAGTAACCGTTACATGGTTACCGTCTTCGGTATCGGAAGTAATCTGGATTTTTTCTACGATCATCACATGCTCAGATTCCTTGCTCTGCAAATAGTAGTCCTGTTTGATATGATCAAAAAGACCATCTCGCATTGCTTCATAGAGTTCAAAGTCGCCGTAAGCATAATACCGATCCGTCCAGATGAACGACTCGTACGTATCCACGATGGAGACAGCATCCAGGTCAGTGTTTAAAATCGTCACATCCATAGTGCTTATACCCCCTCGTAAACAATACGGTTCTCAATCTTAAACTGTAAATTTGTACTTCCGTACTCAGCTGTATAGGCAAAGATGTTGTCGCCCTTCGCAAGCTGGAACCAATCTGCATTTTTATCCAAGCAGTTCAAGATGTT